GAGAAGTAGACATGCCTGCTACACTGCCGCCATGGGCCTGATCGACCTCCCAACCCCAACCGCAATGTACGAAGGGGTGAAGGATGCGCAACTTGGGCGCAAGGAAGTAGACGCCTTTGTCAGTGCTTCCTATAGCGCATGGATCTCGTTCATGTGGCGTTCCGGCACAGCGAAATGGGCATTATGGTTTGGGGAAGGACAGGCCATGCAGGACTCAGCCACAGCCATGTACCTTACGCTCTGTGAATTGCAGACCAAGAATTTCCTCACCCTGACTGTGCCCAAAGACTTACTTTCATCCGATAATCTGAGTCGCTTTCAGACTCGCCAAGAGACCAAATAGGAGACTCCATGACGAACAAGTTTGTCAGCTTTCTTGAAACCGCAGGCAAGGACATCGAGAAGATTTTCAGCAAGGACATCGTGCCCTACTTGCCCATGGCTGAGTCCGCAGTCAGTGCCTTCGCCCCGAGCGCTTCCCCGATGTTCAACGCTACGGCCAACGCGGTCATCATGGCCGAGCAGAATGCCGCAGCCATCGGTCAGCAGACGGGCTCAGGGCCACAAAAGTTGGCCGCGGTGACGGGATTGATTGGCGGTCTGATCGCGCAAGGATTGAAAGATGCCGGCAAGTCGAATACGGCCGCAGACGTGACCGGATACATCAACAGCGTCGTTTCGATCCTGAATACCACGCCGGCACCGCCTGCTCCCATGCAGCCAGGGCCGCCAAGCGTTTAATTGTCCCCGTCCAGTCGTCCCGGCCACTCAGGGTATCGGGTGGCCTTTCTTGCCTGAGCGAAATTGACCATACAACCGTTCCCCTTTAGGACAGAATCTCCCCTGCCGGAGGTTCCCCATGTCCGAAACCGAAGTGAAATGTCCGCTGTGTGGCGCCGAGCCAGGAGTCGCGTGCGGGAATGAGTCTCATCCCGAGCGCATCGAACTGGCAAAGAAGAATGCGCCCAAACCCAAGCCGGGGAAGCCTGCGAAAACTACCAAGATCCACGAAGTGCAGAGAAAGAAACGGCGGGCCGCATGATTATCTACTTGTCGCTACTGGTCGCTCTGGTCGGAGTCTTAATGTACGCGCTTTCCACCAACGGGAAGCTCGTCGAGATTGGACGCATATGCTTTTGGACTGGATTACTTGCTTTTCTTCTGAGGATGACCGGGCCAAGCGTGGGGATCCTCCGCTAGAACCAGAGGAGGACGCGCCTGCGGAGGAACCTGAGACACCTGAAGTAACCCCACAGCCGTAATCTATCCTGCTGCGCCTGCCTCTCCCTACACTGGTGGAGTGCCGGCCGATCAAGTCGCATTCCGTCTCGCCGTGTGGGCTCTATTTTTTAATGGGGTCGGCTTGCACATTCTTTTGCGGGCTCGTGGCTCGATTGCCTCTCGGTCGAATTCTGTTAAGACTTTTCGCGCATGGTGGGAACTGAACTGGCACGACCTGGGCTGGCGTCTATTTTTGGACGGCTTAGGACTGATGGCTTGGGAAGTTGCACCCTTCGTGCCGGGGATGAAAGACTTCGTTTCCCACATCCTGCCGCCTATCTGCTACGGCGCCGCGCCTGTCATGGGAGTCGTTGTCGATCGCTTTATTGATTCCGGGGGCTTCATCCTGGGGTTCAGCAGAGTCGATAATGGCGAAGTCCGCCCCGCCCCAATCAAGTAGCTTCGTCAGTGAAGTCCGCAGCCTGAAACGGCCCAGAGATTACCTTGAGCGTCCTGTCGAGGCTCGCAGCAATCTCATTTCTGACTAATCGGGGGAGGATGATGCAGCCTTCGGAGGCTGAACCGGGGGCGACGATGGAGTCGCCGTGAATCAGGAACCCGCCCCTCGAGAACATCTGGTTGGATGGATCCGGAGTGAGCGGGAGCACGAATGGCCCGTGAGTCAAAGTATCTTCTGGGCGGCCGATCGAATAGATGCCTTCCGGGATAGGACCAACGTTTGGCACGCTCTGCATTTCAGGATTGTTTTTGCCATCAGCGCGGCCGGAGTATCCGAAGGCCGTCAGGAATCCATCGGGAGTGTAAAATTTGCCAGTCGCCTGCTCGTAGGTCCACATGTTAGTCGTCTGCTGCCGCAGCAAAAACACAGTACGCAGCCAGTTCCAAAAGGCCCTTTCGCCAACTACGCTTTCCATTTGTGGCGTACTTCCGGATTTCCCCCAAGCGGCGCTCGACATCTATGTGCACCTCGTCCCGGTCGCGGATGGGAGTCGTTTCGCGCCGGTAGATGAGAACCTGAATCCCGGAGACGACTTCCCGGAGCGCAACGTCGTACTTCGATTCTTTCGGTTGCAGCATCCCGCGTCATTATGAACTATCTGACAGCCAAGTAGATGAACAATGCAAAGCCTAGAAACAAAACCGCCATGAAGATGTTGCGCTGACGGTTCATGCCGAGATTTTGGGAGGAGCGACCGCAGGATTTGGGCTCAGAAGGTTTCCCCAACCGTGCTGGATGGCGTACTGAACGAAGACATGCCAGAAGCCGTGGAGCAGTACCACGCCCGAAGGAATCGCGATGGTGAGAACGTGACCACCCGCCGCGCCGTTCGACCACGCCCAGCCAATGCCGATTGTGGAAACGACGGCGAGAGCCGCGCGCACGGCCACATTGATTCCTGCGGTATGCTCATTGATCCATGGAGTTTTGGACCACTTCTGCAAGGCTTGCATGAGGTAAGCGCATACGGCCGCCGCGCCTAGTTGTGTCCCAAGTAACGAAGTTGCGCCGTCCATACAAATCTCCTTCTAAATGTGGCGGGGGAGGGAATTCAAGCCTAGAACGGGTTCCCCCGGCTGTCACATTACGGACGTGCTATTTTTCCGGATTTCGTAACAAGTTAAAGATTCTCGACCGCGGCGTTGTACGCATCCCACTCCACGCCTAACTCTTCCGCCATGAGCCGCTCGATCTTCGTGGCGAATTGGTGCTCACGAACATACGGCGCTTTCGGGTCGTCGCCTGGCTCATCCACGTTTCCCTCGGGCCGATTCTTTTCAAACTCAATGTCGAAGGCATCGACCGCTTCCTGCGAGATGCCGCGCTTCCTGCATAGCCATACCTCCACCAGTTCATGCAAGGCAACGAGGAAGGAGTAATCCTCGGGCTCCATTTTGCTGACCATGATTCGGATGCTGTCACCATCCATCACCCAATCTCCAACCGTGGGATAGCGCTGTGCTTCGTGAGCAATCGTTTCAAGCTGGATATTCATTGCGCAGCCTCAAGTTCCATCTCGAAGAACTCCTCGATACGCTTTCCGATGTCCTGCCTATACTTCGCCCCGGCGAGGTGAAGATTCTCTTTGATCCAATGCAAAATCTCATCTCGAGTGGTCGCCACATGTTCTCCCCGGCCCGTCACGGTCAGCATGTACCCGGACTTCGTGGGAACGCGGTAGAGCCATTCTCCGGTTTCGTCGTCTTGTGCTTTCTCGAAGTTGTAGAGTCCAAGCCGCCGCCAGTGAGAATCTGAGAAGTCCTCGACCGGAGCGCCGTCCTCGAGAGGCCACAACCGCTCTCCAATCGACGTGCCCTCATCCTCAACATCGACTTCAAGAGGAAATGGTTTGGCTGTGACGACGATGACCATACCCACGTTCTCGTAAATTTCAATCTTGCGGTTGATTCCCTTGGCGAGTGCCTCGAGGAGTTCTCCAGTGGAAGATTCCATCCCAAGGCAAAACTCGTACCCGGTGGCCGGCACTCCAAATCGGCATGTAGGCTCAAGGGCAACAAGCCGACCGTCATCCGTGAGAATAGCGTTTACGTCCCAGACGCCGCGGTAGTCATTCTCGGCGAGGTACTCTTCGATTCCTTCGCGCAAGATGAGCGATTGAAAGAGCACACTGTCTTCGGTTACGCCCAGGAACGATGTACCTGTTTCGCCCGTGGTGCTGCCGAGCCGACCGTCACTCTCGGCTTTTTCTTCGGCGTTCAGGAAGCCCACGACTTTGCCCGCGCCATTCTTTAAGAACTGTTTGCCATTGAAGAATGCGGAAGCCGCAATCTCGGTGCCTGTGACCACTTCCATGAGCGAGAATTCTACTGGCCCATGTTCATGCTCGGTCCACGTTTTCTTTAGATCGCGCAAATGAAAGAGAAGGTCCAATGAACCATCGAGCTTCCCCATGTGAGAGAGACTTTTCGGAGCGTCGGCTTCCTGCTTTAGAATCCAGCGCTGGTCTGCATTTTCTTCTACGAACGCGATCGCCTCATCGAAGTCAGTGAAGTTCTTGGATACAGGCTGATCGAAGCCTAACTTGCGGAACCATTTTTGATTCTTCTGCCTGTCGTTTTCCATCGAGTCGGTTTCTTTCGTACCGCCGACGACCGATTCCCCCTGCTCTCGTAGCCATTCAACAAGATCGCCATGGGAACACCCGTCAAAGAGCCAAATGTAGCCCTCTCCGATGTATCGCCACCATTCTGCCGTGTGCTCCAGGATGCCTTCGGCAATACGGCGGTAGTTGTGATCTTCGATGTAGACCACGACGGTGTGCCCTTCAACTTGTTGGAGATAGATCCCGAGGTCGCAGATTTCGCCGTGCTGACTATGGATAAAGAAGCGCATGGTAAAATGCGGGCCGAGTCCACAACGCTATGGGAGTAGCGAATATGGCAAGACCGCGAGTACCGAGACCCGCAGTGCCTCAACCCTCCGACGAATCTTACCGCAGAATCCCACTCACCAAAGGACAAACTGCTCTGGTCGATGCCGAAGACTACGAGTACCTGATGCAGTGGAATTGGCACGCGCATTGGGATCCAAGCTGTAACGGTTATTACGCGCGGCAAAATCACAGCAGCATCTCGATGCACTATCTCATTACGGGCAAGAAGCATATGGATCACAAGAATCGAGATGGTCTGGACAATCGCAAGGGGAATTTGCGCGATTGTTCACACGAAGAAAACTGTCGAAACCGTAAACCAAGATCGGACAGTAGGACTGGACTGAAGGGTGTCTATTGGGCAAAAGGGGATGCCGCTAAGGGTGACAAGGGAAGTTGGGCAGCGAGAATTCAGATCAACGGGAAGAGGATCATGCTTGGAAGATACCCGACGCCAGAAGGTGCGGCGAAAGTGTATGACTTCGCCGCACTCTGTCTTTTTGGGGAGTTCGCCGTCTTGAACTTTCCTTAACTACTTGCCCCAGGTACGACCGTATCCCGAATCCATGCCGGTCTGACCTGTGCTCGCGTTGCCCTCTGAGCGATGTTCAGCCGCGATGTTGTGATGTGGCGCTTCGCTCAACTTGCCTTCGGCGTCAGCACCCATGCGGGCCATGCCGCCAATTTTGCTGGTTTCCTCTTCACTGCCGCCCACTCCGGCTACGCCCTGGTAGAGAGATTTGATCGTTCTCTTGGCGCTTTCAATGCTGTCGTTCGCACTGCGTCCGCTCATGTTGTCTCCTTAGAACTGCTCAAAGATAGCACAGCCTGTCTACTTTCTACCCTCTCGTTCGATCTCATCCGCCCGTTTCAAAACTGCTCGGATGTCCGCCGAGGCGCCGAGTTCTTTCTTGGCCTGCGCGATGGCATCGTTATGCCGCGGAGCCTCAGTCCAGGATGACGGTTTGGCCTTGGCTTCAGGCGCTTTCGGCTTGCCGTACTTCTGCTCGTAAGCGGCCTTCCCGCGCGCCATGATCTCGGGAGTTGGCGCATCCGGATCTTTAGGAAGATCGCGCGTGCGCCGCATGGTTTCGTTTTGCTCGATGACCGCGCGAATCTTGGCTTGCTCGGCTTCGGGAAGCTTGCTTCGGCGCAGAATCGCATCCAAGTCAATGTTCGACATGGACGGCTGGCCGAATTCTTGAGCAGCTTTCACGCTGGAAGCCTTCTCCGCCTTCAGTTCGGATGCAGCCTGCTCCGCGGCGGTCATAGTTTCTCTCGGCATCCCGGCTTCGGTGACCGCTCGCATTGCCCTCGGAGCATACTTCCCGCCAAGATACCGACCAAGCGCGCCACCCGCCGTCCCGCCGATCCAGCCACCATAGGGTAATCCCGTTGACCGAACCGTCTCCGCACCAGCCAGGACGCCAGCCGTGCCAGCGACAACGCCCCCAACCGTCCCAGCTGTCTTCTCGAGCTCCATTGCTCGTGAGTAGTTATGCTTCGCCTTCACGTACTTGGAAGCTTCTGAAGCCCCGCCACTCCTGTAGACAGACTTGATCTCTTCCACATCGGCAGCACGTCGCAGGCCCTTCACGGCGCGATCCATCTGCGCAGTCTTTCCGCCCTCTACCTTGTCCCAATCAATCTTGGTATCAAGGGCTTCGCGCCACTTCTTCAAGTCAGCGAAGGACAGCCCTGAGGACGGTTGCTCGATGGCACCCTCTGGCCCAGGCGCCGTTTTTGCCTTGTCCATGCCATCCCAATAGGCGACCATTTTCTTCACGACATCGGGCATCCCATGACCGTGATTCGCGAGTGTCTTAATCGTGTCGAGAGATTCACGGATAGGAGCGGGATCAGCCGCCGCCTCGCCATGTGCTGCGACTGCTTCATTGATGCCTTGCAGTCCTCGCGTCTTCACGCCGACAGGGTTGTAGGAGGCGTTGATAGCCTTTGCGCTTGCTTCCGGAGCCGCCGAGAGAACCTTGCCCCCGGCCAGCGTTCCAACGGTCTGACCTAATACCTGCGGTCCTACTCCGAGGATGCTGTCAATCAGAGTCGCACGGGCCTTCGGGTCGGAGAGTTGCTGTTTCCACCATGCCGCCGACTCGCCCATGGGGACGAACATTTGACGGCCAATCTCCTGCCCGAATCTTCCGGCTGGCCCTGCATCCGGCTTGAATCCGTACTTCTGCTCCTCCGGAGTGACTTTAGTCTGATGAAAGGGCGCTGCGGCAACTTGGAAGGGCGCCTTGAGCGTTCCAGCGAACGCCGCGGGAGCCCCGAAGCCGCTCTTCAGAATCGGCATCCGCTCTTTCCGGATGGATTCATCAAACGACTTCTGCTGTTCCGGGGAAAGTTTCATGTACTGCTCTGGCGTGATGTTTTCCGGAACTGAATTTACGGCGGGAGTTGTCTTTTTTTGGACACCTTGATCGAAGTTGAAATCCGCAGGAAGGGTATCCGGTGCGCCACCCTGCTTGTCGAAGAAGTCAGGAGGCAGAGTATCGGGAGGCGCGGATTGTGCCTGTTGTGGCATCAGGGCTTCGTCAATTCGGGTATGCGCTCAGCGTAAGCGAGCATGAGAGATTTCAATTTGACCTGAATGTCCTCACTCAACCCAGCCATAAAGGTATCGGCTTGAACCGTGTCCCCATGCTCAGTCCGGAACAGCGAAAAGGATACGATTGGCAAGGATTCGCTCATGGTGTTTTCACGACGTGCCAAGGTTCGGATGGACTATTACGTTCGTAATGGCGGCCGTGGTATTCCTCCGTTTCCTTCTGGTCGCCACCCGCTGTCCCGCGAATACTCGCAGGCCGATCCGCCAGGTCCTTGAACTCCGAAGCCGAGCGATGGATTTCCTCGAGTACGCCACGCATGGAATCTGCGCTCTGATACAGATTCCCGTCCAACTTGTCCAAGTCTTCGAGCGCCCACTTGCCGCGAACCCCATGCACGCCCACGGCTGGAAGGTTGGCAAGGCTCTTGGCCGCGAGGAATCTGCGCGCATTCACGGCCATCGGGTCGTCGCTGCCTAGCATTTGCTCGAACTTGGAACTTCCCCACCCCGCAGGACCAAAGAGTTCAGGATGCTCCTCGAGAATCTTCTGCATCTCCTCCACGTTCGTCACGGCATTCGTGGCAAGGTCCATACGCTTGATCTCGTCGCCGCCCAAGGGGATTGCCAGTTTCCCACCTGAAGCTTGCACTGCCGCGAGGACGGCGCCGCGTGCTGCCTGTGGCACTTGGGCAATCGTGACTTTCTGCGTCGGGTCTTGCACGGCCTTCGCCCATGCCGCCACGTATCCCGGTTTCGCCATGTCCGCATGTTCTTTCCGGACTCGCTGCGCGTTCATCATCTGGGCTTGAGCTTTGATCGGAGCCGCTTTCGCCTGAGCCGTCCGGAGGTCGGTCTGCGCTTTCACATCCTGATAGCGGGCGTACTCTTCCGCCGTCATCTCTTCGGGCTTAAGATTCCGCGTCTGCATGATTCCATCGGGATTCCGCTTGATCGTTCCCTTGTCATCTCGGACAGGAACCAGCCCACTCTGCCGGCGCACCTGCTCGACCATCTTCTCGTTGTTCAGGCCGACAGCGTTAATCATCTTCTCGGCGTTCAAGACGCGATCGGCATTCTTGGATTGAGCATTCAGCATCTGCCCGCCCGTGGCCGGCTTGCCCATGACCCCGCCCTGTACCATCTGCTGCTGCGCTCGGGCCTCGGGGCTGAGTTGCTGACGTTGCGTCATCAGGCTCATCATCTTGGCCGTCTGCGCATCGACATTCTGTTTCTGCTGGATGGCCTTGATGAGCGATTGTCGCTCGGGACTGTTCATGTGCTTCTCATCAATCCCGGCTGCTTTCTCGAGAGACTTCAGGAACTTTGCTCCCTGCGGACTGTTGGCAATATCACTCAAATTTTGCGCGTTTTGCTTCATC